AGAGAAGTATTAAGAGCCAAAGGAATTAGGACTAAGCACTTAAAAACCAAGAAAATAGCTTTAAAAGCTGATGCTACATTTGATGCCTTTTTAGAAGAATATTTAAAAGAAGGTAAATCAATGACATATTACGCTGAAAAGTATGGAGTACCAGTTTATTCTTTGAATAAAAGATTGACAAAATACTTTAAATTAAGAAGAATATAGTTATATTTGCATTGTATTAAGATACCTAATAAGAAGTAGTGAGCTTGTTAGATATTACCAAAAATTGGTTATTATAATAACCTGAATCCTGTCGAAACTCACTACCGATGGGATTCTTTTTTTTACACTTATGAGTGGATGGATTAAAGTACACAGGAAACTAAAAGACCACTGGATTTGGTCAGACCCTGTAAAATTTCAATGGTGGCTAATAATGTTACTGGAAGTTAATCACAAATCAAACAAAATCAATTTAGGATTTACTATTTTTGAAGTTAAAAGAGGTCAATCAGCAAAGAGTTTACGAACTTGGGCAGACCTATTTAATAGCAATACAAAGACTGTTTCTATGTTCTTTTCTATGTTAGAAAGTGATAGTATGATTACTAAAGAAACGATAGGAAAAGGGAAACAAAGCACAACCCTTATAAACATTAGTAATTATGAGTGTTATCAAGGTACTGAAGAAACGCAAGATACTACGCTAAGTACTACGCAAGAGAAACGCGACATGGATACAAACAAGAATGTAAAGAATGAAAAGAAGAATAGTAATAGTAAATTTATACCTCCTGTTTTAGAAGATGTTATTATTTATTTTGATGAAAATGGATATTCTAAAGAAGCAGCAACTAAGGCTTTTAATTACTATAACAATCTTGGTTGGAAAAATAGTAAAGGCAACCAGGTATTAAATTGGAAAAATACTATGCTAAATAATTGGTTTACTCCTCAAAATGAAAAGAAAAAATATCATCTTTACCCTAAATTAATGAACTAATGGACTTTATACGCAAATATTCGGATATATCCGATTCTTTAAATAATCTTTACGAAAAAGGTTTAGCCAAAGGTGCTACCGTAGGATTCTCACAAATGGACAACCTAATATCTTTTAAAAAGGGTGCAACTTCTTATATTTACGGAACACCTGGAAGTGGTAAGTCTGAGTTTTGGTGGGAATGTTTAATTACTTTAACTAAAAAACATAAATGGAAGCATTTAATATTTTCTCCTGAAACTGGAACACCTACTGAAATCTTTGCAGAGATATTACACAAATGGTCCGGTAAAGCATTCTTTGATTTGGATGGGAATAAGTTAGGTAAGATGACCCAGGCTGAAATGTTTAGATACGGTCAAGAAGTAAGCGAGTATTTTTATGTAATGGATACAGGAGAAAGAGATATTACATTACCAGACTTTTATGCTTCAGTAGAAAACTTTAATGTACAATTTGATACGGTTACTACTGATCCGTTTAACGAGGTTAAGCATGAATTACATGGAGAAGCAAGAGATATGTACATGGCAAGGGTATTGGGTAAGATTAGAATGTATTCAAGGAAATACAATTACCATCACGCTATTATTATGCACAATGCAAGAGAGTCTGGAAGCAAAAGAGAGCAAGACGGAATAAGTTATTATCCTCCTGCTGATCCGAGATACATTGACGGAGGAGAAACTGCATTTCGTAAAGGAGAGCAAATGATTTGCGTATGGAGGTATCCTAAAGGCTTTAAAGATGAATTTGGTAATGTTTACGAACCTAACCAGGTTAAAATAATAGTTCAAAAGACAAAACCTAAAGGAATAGGTAATTTAGGCGAATTCGACTTATTTTTCGATAAATTTAGGAATTGTTATTACGAAGAAATTAACGGTATAAAGAGTTATGCTGGAAATTATGTTACATTTGAAAAACCAAAACAACTACCTTTTTAATTATGAATCAGCACAAAATGTACAGGTGTATCAGATTAATGCAGCTACTACAAGAAAAATCACGAAACATTTACACAATAGCTAAATATTTAAATGTTACAAATAGGACCGTATACAGGTATTTAAAACTTTACGAAGAACTTGGGTATACAGTAAAAAAAGATATGTTTAACAAAGTATTATTAATCAAACTATAAAACCTATAATTATGAAAGCAAAATTAATTGAATCAGTTTATCATTACAAAAACCATCAAATTATTATTGAACCATTTTGTGGAAATCTTTGTGGTTGGGCAGTAGAGTTTAAATATGCTCATTTATTTAAATGTATAACCGAACTTGGTATAGAAACTAACGAAGAATTAGGTTTAGAGCCTAATGTAGAAATTTCTTATTTTTCAATAGATAGATTTGATGAATCAAGAATATATCACAATAAAATAGATATTAATAAAGAAAAATCTATACTTAAATTTTTAATGGGTTGTATTGATGATTTTGGTTTTAATAATTAATGACACTACAAGAATTTGCTAAACATTCAGAAGCCAGGCTTTTTAGTTTAGAATTATTTGAGCAATTACCTATCCATAAGCTATCTTCGCAGTATTATGTAGATGTTTTAAGAGAGATAATTAATTTAATTAACCCAGTGCAGGAAAAAAAGTTTATTTTAAGTGATGAGAAAGTTACCAGAGTTAAGTGATACATTAAAAGCCGTTTTAGAGGCTGACCTTGATAAAAGGATTCCAAAGACTGATTTTAGGCAATCAACCTTGTACAAGATAGCAGATTTACTCTGTGTGATGCAAATAAAGCTATTAGAGGCAAACAAAACTAAATTAGGTACAAAGACCTACCAAGATAATTTAACTGCCTTAGAAACGCTTAATTTGGCTTTTACGATATTGACTGATTTGCAAGGAGAGAATTTGCTTTTACGAAATGAGTTATTAACTTTGAGGCACGAAGCAGAAATAATTATAGCAGAATTGACTGAAAGAGTTAAAACGCTGGAGATGATAGATGACTTATGAGTATAATCTTTGTAATATTAGCAGCATTTTCTAATGCAGTAATGGATGTATTAAGCACCAGGTACGATATATCAATCTTTAGGGACTTTAAGAACGAGAAGTTTTGGGATTGGAGGCTAAGCTGGAAGAACAAATGGAAGAACGGTAGTATCTTAAACGGAGAACGATTCTTTTTATCTTCTACTTGGTTAGTCTTTTTAACCGATGCTTGGCATTTATTTAAGGCTTTAATGTTAGCTTTTGTATCTTTGGCTATTATCTTTTATAAACCTATTTTTGGAATGTTAGATGTATTTTTATTCTGCATTATTTGGGGAGTAGTATTTGAAGTATCTTATAATAAAATCTTAAGGAAATGAGTACAACAATCTTAAAAAAGAAAGCAGATGCTATATTTTCAACTTATATTCGTTTAAAGTATGCTGATGAGAATTTAGATGTCAAGTGCTTTACTTGCGACAAGGTTTTGCCTTACAAGAAGATTCAAAATGGGCATTTCTATTCAAGAGGTATTTTAAGTTTAAGATATGATGAACAAAACTGTCGTCCCCAGTGCTACGGATGCAATATAGCCAAAAGCGGTAATTATATCGAATACTATAAAAGACTTGAAAAAGAAATAGGTAAGGGTGGAATGGATTTTCTTGAACACAAGAGGCATCAGGTAAAAAAGATGGGTAAGTTGGACTATCAGGAGTTAATTGACCTATACACGCAAAAAGTAGCTGAATTATGATAGATAAAATCAAAGCTGAAATAATAAAAGCTAATAAGACCAATTCAATTGAAGACCTAATAAACTCTAATTTAAAACTTGCTGGGTATTTATTCCTATTAAACGAAATGGAAGCAGAGATTCATAAAGGCTACATAGATGCTTACACAACAAGAAAAATAGAAGAAGCAAGGTTATTTGTAGAAGGAGAAGGAACGCAAGGAAATAAAGAGAAGCAGGCTATAATAATGTCTGAACCTTACCGAGTAATTGAAGGTAAATTAGAAGCAAGGTTAGCAGAGGTTAAGAATATTAGATTTTCGACAAATTCTTTTATTGATGTATTAACCCAAAAGATAAGCTACTTACGAAAGGAATACGAACTTTCTAAAAATGTAATAAAATAGCTACCTTTGTTGTAAATAACAAAAGAAAACAAATGTTTGAAAAAGGCAAAAGCGGAAATCCGAATGGCAGACCACAAGGTGCAGTAAGCCAAAAAAGACTATTAATAGACAACTTTGTCAATATAATTATTGAAGAAGGCACAGAGCGATTTAACCAAGAACTTAACTCATTGGAGGGCAAAGACTTTGTGCAATCATATTTAACTTTACTTGAGTACGCAAGACCTAAACTTGCAAGAACAACTTTAGAAGGGGATGCAAACAATCCTATCCAAGCCAAAATAGTATTTGAAGAAATAAGAACCTATGCACCTATCGGAAAAGCAGACTCAAGCGATTGAGTTAATCGAGGATAACAAGACTAAAGAAATTATTTATGGTGGTGGTGCTGGAAGTGGTAAAACTGCTTTAGGTGTTTACTCTATTTTAAAGAATGCTTTAAAGTACGAGGGTTCACGATGGTTAATTGGTAGAGCGGTACTTAAAACACTAAAGGAAACTACTTTAAATTCTTTTTACGATGTATGCAGGATGCAAGGATTAAAAGCAGGAACGCATTACCAGTATAACGCTCAATCTAATATTATTACCTTTCAAAATGGTTCGACAATACTATTAAAAGATTTATTCCTTTATCCTTCAGACCCTAACTTTGATGAACTTGGTTCACTTGAGATAACAGGTGCTTTTATTGATGAGTGTAATCAAGTAAGCGAGAAAGCCTGGAATATTGTTAAGTCTCGTATTCGTTATAAAATTGATGAGTTTGGATTGATTCCAAAGATGTTAGGTACTTGCAACCCTGCAAAAGGATTTGTTTACAATAACTTCTATAAACCACACAAAGAGGGTAAATTAGAAAATGACAAAGCATTTATCCAAGCATTAGCAACAGACAATCCTTTTATTTCCCCGCACTATATTGAATCTTTAAAGACTTTAGATAAGCAAAGTAGAGAGCGTTTACTCTATGGGAACTGGGAATACGATGACAACGATAACGCTTTAATTGAATACGATAAAATAGTAGATTTATTTACTAATGAACATATCCCAAGTGGTAAAGGTTATATTTCTGCGGATATTGCTCGTTTTGGTAAGGATAAGACAATTATAATGGTTTGGTCAGGCTTCAGAGTTACTGAGATACATAAGTTAGCTAACAAGGCAACCAATGAAGTAGCAGCTTATATTAAACACTTAGCAAAGAACCATTCAATCCCTTATTCTCAGATTATCTGCGATGAAGATGGTGTCGGAGGCGGTGTAGTCGATTATGGCTTTAAAGGATTCGTAAACAATAGCAAAGCATTAACAGGGAACTACATTAACTTAAAGTCTGAGTGCTATTACAAGTTAGCTGAACTAATGAACCAAGCAGGTGTTTGGGTAATGAGCGAAGATGTAACAATAAGAAAGGAATTAACTGAAGAACTTGAATGGGTGCAAAGGCATAACGCTGATAAGGATGGTAAACTTGCGGTGCTACCAAAAGACAAAGTCAAAGAACATTTAGGTAGGTCTCCCGATATTTCCGATGCGCTAATGATGCGGATGTGGTTTGAACTTAAGAAGTTTGAGTTCGTAGTTATATAAAATTATCGTAAATTTGTAAAAATAATTG